GAGTTGGGTGACTTGGTGGGTTTTCCTGTTAAAGAATTCCAAATCCAGAATGCAGAAGGTAAAACTACCTGGATAAATGAATCTCAGATAAATGCAGCAACAGCTAAAGGGTATAAAGTTGTAGATAAAAGAATGTCACATGCTGCTCCTGAGTGGATTCAAGGTAAAGGTGAGGGTGGTTTCTTAGTATTGGATGATTATACTCGTGCGGATTAACAAAATATGCAGTCTAATAGTGTTAGTGTGAATAATTTAACTATCTTTGTGATATGGAAAAATTAAACACACAAACTCTTAAGACAGCATTAAAGAGTATAGGAATCTATAAAATTAAAATTAATGATAAAGAGTACATTGGTAGCTCTTGTAATATTGGTAACAGGTTAAAACACCATTTGTGGTCTCTTGAAAATTTAAAGCATCATAATAGAACAATGCAACACTTATACAATAAGTATGGTAAAGAAGAAATTTATTTTAGCATTGTAGAAGAATGTTCTGATGATATTTTAATAGAAAGAGAAGCTTACTATATTAGTACACTTAACCCTTATATAAATCACATATTAAATCCTCAAACTTTAGTTAGAGATGATGTGTATAAAAGAAGGATAAGTGTTGCTAAGAAAAAAGCTTATGCAAATAGTCTAAAACCTCATAATCTTAAAGCAGTACATAAGTATTCACTTGATAAAGGTGAATATTTGGAAAGTTTTGAATCTTTCACAGCTGCTGCTAAATCTATTAATGCTAAAAGTGTTAATAGTATAAAAGCAGTATGTGATGGAAAACAAACTTCTGCTGGAGGTTATATCTGGTCTTATAATAAAGTTTCTTTAGTATTTTCTAGAGATAAAAAATATAAGTTAGAATCTGTATTACAATATAGTACTGATAATGTTTTTATCAAAAAATGGGAGTCTATAACTGAAGCAAGTAAAGAACTTGGTATCTCTAATATTAATAGAGCAATATCTAAAGGTTTAACTGCTGGTGGTTATAGATGGAAAAAAGCATAAAGTGGTTGGTCCGCAATAAATCATGTGAATTCAGGGAAACTCCAGAGATGGACAATCCTGAGCCAAGCCTTATAGGGATATAAGGAAGGTGCAACGACTAGTGTATGGAGTCTAGAACAGACAGTAAAACACCAAGAGCGCATGACACATAGAAATATGTGATGATATAGTCTGAACTGTGTGTATAATCTAATAATAAAGACACAGAACTACAGGATAAAGAGCCTGTAGGTTAACAAAATGCACCGCTTTATGCAAGCAACAATGGAGATTCTAGATAGACAAGAGTATGTTTCTTGGAAGCTACCTAAGAACTGGCATGTTATCTTGACTACTAATCCAGACAATGGTGACTATAATGTTACTTCTCTTGACGTAGCTCAGAAGACTAGATTTATCTCTGTTGAGTTAAAATATGATTCTGATGTATGGGCTAAGTGGGCTGAGAATGCAGGAATAGATGGTAGATGTATCAACTTTATGTTGATGCACCCAGAGTTGGTAACTCAAAGAGTTAATCCAAGATCTATTACTACATTCTTTAATGCAATTAGTTCTATTGATAAGTTTGAAGATTCATTACCATTGGTTCAGATGATTGGTGAGGGTTCTGTTGGTGCTGATTTTGCAGCAATGTTTACTATGTTTATCAATAATAAACTTGATAGAATTATTTCTCCTGAAGACATCTTGACTAAAGATAAGGATTATGTAATGGGAGCTCTAACAAATGCCGTTGGTAAAGATGATGACTTTAGAGCAGATATCTCTAGTGTTATTGCTACCAGATTGATTAACTATTCACTTGTTCAAGCTGAGAAGGGTTCAGTTCCTGCTGGAGTAATTGATAGATTGGCAATTCTAACTACTGAATGTAATGCATTTACAAATGACCTTAGATATTATATGGTCAAAGAGATAGTAAACGGAAACAAAGTTAAGTTTGCTAAGCTCATGCAGAATACGAATGTGGTGAAGATGGCTATCCAATAAAACAAAGGTGGGCAATCACCACCTTTAAACAAACATTAATCTGATTAAAAACTAAGATGGGGGAAGGTAATGCTTCCCCTAATCTTTATAAATTAAACTATGGAAAAATTTGTTCATATTGATTTGACCAATGGGTCAGAGTATAATAATATACGTGGATTAGATGTAAATATTATAGAGGGTCTAGAAGATTCAGTTTCTACATTTGTAAATTCAAAGGGATATGTTCCTACAAAGGGAGACACAATATATCTATTGCCGGGAGTTAATATCCCAAGAATGAAACTAAAAGACCTTGCACTAAATCTTGGTATCAGAGTAGTAAGAGATCCAGCTAAAGCTACTGTTGTATTCAGTGGTAAGAGTAGTGTGGGTAAACTTACTACATCTACATGGTATTATTTTGCAGATGTAAATACTATTCTTGAAAATGTAAAGAAGCTTTGTAGTGATCAGTATTACATTGATAAATTAGAAACAGCAATATCAAGCACAGGTGCTACAAGAGTTTGTTCAGGTTGGTCAGACATGAGAAATACTCTGTGTAATGGTGATATAAACATTTATGAAAGTCAATATATTTATGGTATTGAACCAGAATATGTTGATACATACAATGCTATTCAGGGTAAACCAATTTATTGTGAGTCAGAGTTAATTACCAATATCAATGGTGATGATTCTACAGTTATAGACTATGATGTTTACAAACAGTTAAAGAGTATGTTTGAAAGCTCTGATGATGACAATCATATCTTAGCTATGGAAATTATGGCTAACTCTCATTATGAGAAAAGTGTGCTGTATTTACTGATGCTAATAAGTGATTTTAGTCATAAAATATCTAATACACATACTAAAAACCATGTAAACTTCAAGTCTATGCTTGCTTATTTTAATTGGATTCCAAGAAATATAAGTAGTCAGTCTGCTGATGATATAATTAAAATAATAGATGGAAAAGGTCTGTTAACTCTAGATATGATTAAGATATTATATAAAGAGTATACTGATGATATTCATAGAAACATTGCTTATGATGAGGTTTTTGAGATCAAAGAAATTACTATTAAACAAGACTATCTTGACAAACTTAATTTAACATTTCTTAACTTAATTAATCCTGAAGAACTTGAGGTTACAGATCCGGTAGATGAAATAGTTACTGATGAACTTATAGAAGCTGCAATAACTAATATTAAGAGAGATGAACTTAAGTCAGAGTTAATAGCTATTGAAGAAGAATTAAGTGCAGACCAGGGGACCCCTGAAGAAGAATCAAATAACAATCAAATAGAAAAAACAAATGGAGATGACTTTGAATGGTTCTGAGGAACTAGAAAAATTCTATAAAGAAAAGTTTTACTTTAGCTACTCTAGCATTAGTAAACTTCTTTATTCTCCGGTAGCATTCTATAATCATTATGTGCTCAACAACAGAGAAGATAGTGTTGGCCCTCACCTGGTAGCAGGTAGGGTCATACACTGTCTCTTGTTTGAAGAGGATAAGTATGATGATTATTTTACAAGCATGCCGGGAAAACTACCAACAGATAGTCAGAAAAAAATTATTGATAATATTTTCAAGACACACTTATCAATAGAAAATAATTCTCTATCTTTGGAGGACTACTCACAAGATATACTTACAGAGCTACTCACAGCTAATCTCTATCAAAATCTTACTGATGATAAAAAAGATAAGTCTATAACAGGAGATTCAAAAAGACTTGATAAGATACTCACAGAGGAAAACAAACAATACTTTAATTTTCTTAAAGAAGCCCGTGAAAAAACGGTAGTAGACCAACCTACTCTAGATGGCTGTAGAGCAAGTGTTGAAGTACTTAAGTCTAATAAAGACATAAGACAATTACTACAATTTGATAGGGCTGAAACAGATGACCACATAGAGGTGTATAGTGAGTTGCAAGTGCAGGTTGACGTGGATTATCTACCATATGGTTTTAAGGGAGTTATAGATAATCTTGTGATAGATAGAGAATCTAAAACAATATTTATCAATGACCTTAAGACTACAGGTAAATCTTTATTAGAGTTTCCTGAGTCTGTACAGTATTATAAGTATTGGGTTCAGGCAATTGTATATGAGAAGCTTGTGTTTCATAAGTTTCTAAAAGATTTACCAGATTTGGCTGAGTGGAAATTGTACTTTACATTTATTGTAATAGACAAATACAACCAAGCTTATCCATTTCAAGTCTCAGCAGAGACAATGGCTATATGGCAGCAAGACTTTGATGAAGTAACTGATATAGTAAAATATCATTATGAAAACAAAGACTATACACTACCGTATGACTTAGTTTTTGGTAATGTAAAATTGTAAACTTTATGGTAATAAATACACTTTATGTAAAATATTTTCAGAAGTCCAAGATATTTTTGTATCCGCTCTTGGGCATTAAAAGAGGTAGTAGTGTTGTTCCAGTTGAAACATTTATCAGCTGGGGTGAGAAATATACTCCCGAGGATGCAAAGCTTATTTGTTTATATGATATAAGAGAGGACGCAGAGTATAGAAACTTTGAAAAAACAATCTTATTAAAGCATAATAGGCTACATGATTATATAGTTTATGAAAATCAAAGTGTATTTGTATTTGATTTCCAGGATTTTAAGGAAGATTGGAATTATTTTGTAAATGGTAAGTACAGCAAACTAAAGGATAGTACAAAGGAAAGAATTCTTGGATTCTTTGAGAGGTATAGCGGCAATTATATTTATATATATAGTTATCTTTATCCTAATAAATGGTTTGAGAGATATGCTGAAATATTAAATGTGGATGTAAATCTGTTAAAAGAGGTGGGGGAACTTTGTAATATCCCTGATTTAGAGAAAGAATGTTTAGAAATAAAAGTTGCAGACTTGGAAAATATAAATATTCTAACTTAATTTGTAAAACTTAAATAACCAACAATGAGTGAAAAATCAATGATGCTGGTACAGTCAAGCTGGCAAGAAAGTCAAACATTTAGATTAATTCCTATTAGTGAATCATGTCCCTATGTAGAATGTATATATGATCCGGGAACAAAAGTTTTTGTTATTATTTCAAAAACTACAAAAGTTACTTTGCACATGCTCCCTAAGTTAGATGAGTATGGTCAAGTAATTACTGGAACAAAAGGCACTAAACAAGAAAGACATAAGATTGAAGTCTTCCAAGAGTTCTATATTGAGGATGCAGTAGCAATAAAAGATCTAATTCATATGTTTGCAGTTAATGCAGATACATTTGAATATGCATCTTTTATGACTGAATCTAAGAAATAAGTAATTTAGGTCACTATGGGGTGGCTTAGGTTGCCCCATGTGATATTATACGGGGAAACAGCTTAACTGAATTAATATGAGACAACACTATGTAATGGACTATTTGTGATTATAAAAATAATTATTATCTTTATAGTCATGAAGACATGTACAAAATGCATCCTTTCTACTTCTATCAGTCCTAAAACACTCATTAGGCTGAGCAATTTTGGTTTACATTCACATTGTAAAAGCTGTTCTAATAAAAGTATGAGTGAATATTATGCAAAGAATCCTGATAAATGCAGGGCAATTGCAACTAAAGCTTATACTAAAAATAAACATAAACATGTATTGAGAAGAAAAGTGTATTCATGGAATAAAACCTATGGTATTGATATTACTCATGATGTATATTTAAAAATGTTAGAAGAACAAGAACATAAATGTGCTATTTGTTCAACTCTTGATACAGATCTTGAAAAGTTATTATCTGTTGACCATTGCCATACTACAGGTAAAGTAAGAGGTTTGTTATGTAACAACTGTAATCTTGCTCTGGGTAATTTCAAAGATAAAATAGAAAATTTAGAAAAGGCAATTAATTATTTAAAACAAAGCATATGAGTAATATAAAATTATTTTTTGACACAGAATTTACAGGGTTACATAAGAACACAACCCTGATTAGTATTGGTATTGTTTCTGAAAACAATAAAACCTTTTATGCTGAACTTACTGATTATGATCAGAATCAAATTGATGAATGGTTACAAAAAAATGTAATTGAAAACTTAACTATTGACATAGACAAATTAGGTAAGTTTGGAGATAATGATAATTGGATTATAAGAGGAGACACACAAAGTATAAAATATTACCTTGAACAATGGTTGTCACAGTTTGATAATGTTGAAATATGGAGTGATTGTCTTAGTTATGATTGGGTATTATTTAATAATATATTTGGACATGCATTCAATATACCAGATAATGTTTATTACATACCATTTGATATATGTACCTTATTTAAAATTAAAGGTGTTGATCCTGATATTAGTAGAGAACAATTCACAGGAATAGTAAATAGCGGTGGTCAGAATGTAACATCTGAATTATTATTAAAACATAATGCTTTATTTGATGCTAAAGTAATTAAAATGTGTTATGATTTATTAATTTCTAAATCAGAATAATATGAGCAATGCTAGAACCCATTGGGTCATGGATTTCGAGACCTTATCCAATTGTTTCATTGGAGTATTTGAGGGAGTAAAATCTGAAGATCAAGAAATCTTTATTATCCATGAGTCTAAGAATGATATTCTAGAACTAGTAACATTTCTAGAAAGAAACATTGCATATGATGAATGGCATGTAAGTTTCAATGGTCTTGGGTTTGATAGCCAAATCACTGAGCACATTTTAAGAAATAAAGAACAACTATTAGAGCAACCTGGCGGTAAAATTGCCAAGTTCATCTATAGAAAATCCCAGGACATTATAAACAGGAGTAACAATGGTGAGTTTCAGGAGTATTCTCCTAGAGACCTCAGCATTAGGCAGCTTGATGTTTATAAACTAAACCATTGGGATAACAATGCTAAGAGATCTAGTCTAAAGTGGATACAGTATACCATGGACTGGCATAACATTATTGATATGCCTATTCATCATACTACTGAAGTTACAGCAGAACAAATACCTGAGATAATCAGATATTGTATTAATGATGTTCAGTCCACTAAGAAGATTATGCATCTCTGTAAGGATCAAATAGACTTGCGTAGAACTTTGACAGATGAGTATGGAATAGATTTATATTCTGCATCTGAGCCAAGGATATCCAAAGAATTATTCTTATTGTTTCTTAGTAAGCAGACTGGTATCAAGAAGTATGAGCTCCGCCAGATGAGAACTAACAGACTAAAAATTACTGTTAAAGATATCATACTACCTTATATAGAATTTAAAACAGCTACCTTTCAGAATCTTCTGAAAAAGTTCCAGGATGTAGTTATATATCCCGGGGAAACAAAAGGTGGGTTTAAATATTCTGTAAGGTATAAAGGTGTACAGACAGATTTTGGTTTGGGTGGTGTCCATGGTGCACGTTCTACTAAAGTATATGAGTCTAATGAGGAGATGATAATAATGACGTCTGACGTTACTAGTTTTTATCCTAATCTTGCTATTAGAAATAAATGGGCACCTGCTCATTTACCAGAAGAAGAATTCTGCAATCTGTATGAGTGGTTCTTTGAGGAAAGAAAAAAGATTCCAAAGAAAGATCCTAGGAACTATGTGTATAAGATTATCTTAAATTCAACTTATGGGCTCAGTAATGATGAGAATAGTTTCTTGTATGACCCAGAGTTTACTATGAGAATTACCATTAATGGTCAGCTTAGTCTTACTATGTTGTATGAGATGATCTGTGAGGAAATACCAAATGCTGTTCCACTAATGCAGAATACAGATGGTTTGGAGACTATGATCCCTAGACACTATGTAGATAAGTATATGGAGATTTGTGAAAGATGGGAAAAGATTACCAATCTACAACTAGAGCACGACAAGTATTCTAAGATTATTTTGGGTGATGTAAATAATTACATTGCTATAACAGAAGATGGTAAGTCTAAGTGCAAGGGCCGTTTTGAGTTTGCTAATCTAGCAATGCACAAGAACAAAAGTTTCCTGGTTATTCCTAAAGCTATCCATGCATATTTTGTGGATGGAATTAAACCCGAGGATTATATTAAATCTAACACAGATATATTTGATTTCTGTGGGGGTGTAAAGATTAAAGGAGACTGGAGCTTTTATCAACACAAGATTGTTGATGGTGAATATTTAGTTGAAAAACTGCAGCACACTATCAGGTATTTTATTTCTACCAAAGGAACCAAAGTTATTAAAAAGAATAACACCGATGGTAGAGAGATACAGATAGAAGCAGGTAAGTGGATGCAATCTTTAATGATTGATTATGTAGAAAAACCATTTACTGAATATGATATTAACTATGATTATTATTTGGACAAGATCAATAAAGAGATAAGAGATCTTGAGCCTATTGTAACACAACTTAGTTTATTTTAATTATGCCAAAGAAAATTGCTGAATGTACAAAGGCGCACTTAGTTAGTGTGCCTCTACCAAATCATGGTGCTACTTATACTGTAATTAGTCACCAATCTGTTATGGATTATGTATATACTGAGCTTGCTGCTGCAGGTTTCAGTGTTGTTCATGAAGAGTATAGATGTACTGCTGATGGACAAATTGCTCATGGGATTTATAAGTTAAACTTTAATAACGATCCTGAGCTGTCAATGATGTTTGCTTGGACAAACAGCTATAACAAACAAGTAAGATTTAAGTGTGGTGTTGGTGGTTATATTAACTTGACCGGAACAACTATGGTTTGTGGAGATATGGGAAGCTGGGCCAGAAAACATACTGGGACTGCTGATGAAGAGACAATTAAAACCATACAAGATCAAATAGCTAATGCACACATGTATTATAACCAACTTTGTGCAGACAAAGAGTCTATGAAGGGTATCACACTAAACAAGAGAAAGCAAGCTCAGTTATTGGGTATCTTGTTTGCAGAGTATCAGATTCTTACTACAGAGCAGGCTAGTATTGTAAGACAACAAATGGACAGACCTAGTCATGTCTATGTAGATAGTAACAGCTTGTGGGCATTCTACAACTTTGTGACTATTGCTCTACAGCATTCACATCCTAAGACTTGGATGGAAGATCAACGTGTCTTGCATTATTTTATTTCAACTGTTAATAACTTTCAACAGTGCAATACACCTGCACAGATAGCTGCACCTGTTCCAACAGATATTACAGCTGAGACACCTGTAGTTAATCCTAATCAGGTAGACCTGGAAGATTTAATTGCTATTGCAGAAGCAGAACAAGCTATGTCAGAAACAATAGTAACTTATACTGATCCGGTTGGAAATACTTTTGAAGCTCCTGTAGTTAATGAGAGTGACCCAGAAGATGAAGAAGAAGATCTAAATGATTGGGTAAATCTTCCAGTAGAAGAATTAGCTAAGCCAGAGGATTTTCCTGGATATGAGCCTGCAGATGACCAAGAATATACTGGTGAGAATGCATCTTATATGAGTTTAGAAGTATCTCCAGAAGATAGAGAACAAGCAGAATTAGATGTTATTAAGTTTGATGAAAAAGATGCATCAGAAGATGCAAATTTAGATGACTTAATATTTAATATTGAAGATGAAGATGAGGATGACTCATCAGATTTCTTCTAAGAGCCTATAGTAAATAGGGTTAATAATCACAAGTAAGATGGGGATGGCTTCGGCTGTCCCCATTTTTTTTTAAATTTACAGTATGAAAGAACAATTAAAAGCAGTGGCTGAGTTCCACAAAGCATTTGGCCAGAAAGATGGTAAGTGGCCAAGACCATTAGAAAGAAATGATTATAATCTTAGACATGCCCTAATGGAAGAAGAGAACAATGAGTACCTAGAGGCTTGTGAGAAAAACTCTCTTGTAGAAATAGCTGATGCTTTAGGGGATCAGTTGTATATCTTATGTGGTACTATTCTAAGACATGGTATGCAAGATGTAATTATAGATGTATTCAATGAAATACAAGCTAGTAATATGAGTAAGTTGGGTCCTGACGGTAAGCCAATTATTAGAGAAGATGGAAAAATATTAAAAGGGCCTGAGTATTTTAAGCCAGATCTTAGTAAATTTATAAACCAACAATATGAAGAAAAAAGTAATGAAGATTAACTTTAATAATGAAGATCTATATATTAGATTTGTTTCAAGTGATCAAAAGTATGTTCTTGTTAGTAAGAAGAAAGAAATTCCAGAACTAGTATTTAAGATTGATATTTGTGATCTTGTAGATGTAGATTTAGATAAACTTAAAAAGTTTAATAAGAAAGGGAAGAAATAATCTTCCCTTTTTTTATCTAAAGAAACTTGATTCAAATGCTTTTACAGCCTGATCAGGATTGAGTGTGTTACCTGTTATACCCATTAATTTTAAGAAATAAGCCCAAGTTTTGCTATCACCTTTTTCCCAGGGACCAGTTTTTCTTTTATAATAATTTGCTTCATCATCAAAAATACCAACAACAAATTGTTTTATAAAACCAAGGAATCTATCAATACTACTTGTTGCTGCTGAGGGAGATTTAACAATCCTCCACAAGTCAGGCCAGCCAACTACAGGCAAATAAGCTGCAGTCTCACTTCTCATTCTCAAGGCTTGATATAACATATAATTATAACCCATAGATTTTTTAAGATCATCATCATCTCCTGCCATAGCATGTAATGCTGCAACAAGTGCATATAGTGCAAGTACAAAACTCACTTCATAAAGAGTTCTTTTGATCTGTGCTTTTTCAAATGAAGTATATCCACTCCAGTTTTTAATGACATTAAATTTAAAATCTCTGAGATCTCTAATAAATGTTTTCCAAAAAGTCACATAGTAACCCTCTGTTGGTGAACCAAGTTCAACATCCATACCCGCTCTCTTAAACCTTTTTTTGTATGACGGAATAAGATATTTTCTATACATTAATGCAAGTCTGCCCAGAGTGTATCTTTGAGCTACTGACTGGTCAAAACTATTATAAACACCATGCATTCTTTTGTTTAATGCATGCAATCTATTTTGTAAATCTAGCTTTTGTTTTTTAGTGTAACTTGTTTTATTATAGACATCTTCCATACCATACTTTTTGTATGCCTGATATAATGTCATTTCTTTACCTGTTGCATTATCAGTTACCTTCTCTCTGTCCATTAGCGCAAACATCATAGCTGTTTGAATTTCATATTCCCCAGCATGCATGTTTACAAACAGAGTATTAGTTCTGAAAAGCTTATTTGCTAATGAACCAGTTATTGTTTGACCATACATATCTTTAAACTCTCCTTGTAAAGGATCAAACTCTTCTATTATTTGTCCTTCTAGAGTTACTGCAACACCTTTTCCAAAGTCCTTAAGAAAATTACCTCCAATTAAATATAAATTTGCTGCAGCTTTACCTTTTGCATAATTTTTAAAATCTATGAATTCTGTAGAGGCAGCCTCAAGAATAACTTGAATATTTGCTTGTAAGTTATTTGCTACACCCTTCATAAGATCAGCAGCCAGAGTTGTCAATGCTGAGTAAGACATGATTGTATCAGAGATTTTTGAAACATTATATCCAAATAAAGTTTCTTTCTTTCTCATTTCACCATATATAATCATATCTATAAAAGCATCTAGATGTAACTCAGAATATGGTGTACCATTTAAATTTATATAGCTTTCATAACCAAGTTTTTTTGCAACACTATCTAATATAGGTTTTCCTTCAGATGTTGTAGCTCTTATTTTTCTACCACCTATTATACTTTTAAGTAACTTAGTCTCTGAGTGAATACCATTAAGTGCTTCAAAATTATTTACAGACTGACTAAATAATAAAACAGATCTTAATAAGTTAAGACTTGTTTCAGATGCGTCCATTGGTTCAATGTATCTAATTGGTATAAGTTTAACAGCACCTTCTCCAGAAAGTGTTGATGTCATAAACTCATAGTCATTTGCAGTAAATTGAAAAGCCTCTTTAAATTCTGTCTTACCAGCTTTAATAATATTATCAATCATCCTCTCACCTTTTGTCTTTAAAACTGAAGGCAAGAAGTATCCTATCCTAGAAAACTCTGGTATTTTATCCTGCTGGCTAAAATATACATCAGTTAAAGCTTTATGGTACTTACCTTTTGCATTTTTGGGAACACCATTTTCATCATACAATGCAGACCATTTTCTAGATATATACTTATTAGATGGAGTTGATAGTTCTCTCATATATACTAAAGAACCATCAAGTTTTTCATATACAACAGATTTTACCCATTTATTATATTCATCTTCTGTAATTATCTTTCTCTTAAGCTGATTCTTCTTATAAGCAACTAT